TTTTTCCTATCATTTAATCAGCGGCAACAGCGCCGCGTCAGATGATATAGCACAAACGGGAAAGGCTGTCAACACCCGCTAATTTGCAAAAACTGCTAGAATTTCTGCTATAACATTCGCTTGTAAAAACAAGGACTTAGAAAGTCATTAGTGATTTTCTATCCCTTTTTATATAAAGTTTGGAAATAGATTATATTAGTAAGAGATAATATATAAGAAGGGGGAAAATACTTTTGGATTTCCGCTAGCGATTTTTGCAAATGGGTTTGTAAGTCATTGAAGTTGCTAAGGAATGTTATAGCAGATTTTGAACGCGAAATTGCAAATGGCCGCTTTCTTGGCCGCTTGACATGGGTTGTGCGATGTGGTAGACATGTCTTTGGGCGATTGTGCCCTTATGGAAGGGAAAGACCTTGACATCTACAATTATGAAATTTTTTGAATATTCTCATCTTCCTGTTCATTTGCAATTTGTATCGGCGGCTATATATCCTCTTGCAAAGGCAATGGATGATAATCTTCCCGATGGAGCCGAAAAATCAGCTGGTTTACGAAAGCTCCTGGAAGCTAAGGACTGTTTTGTACGCGCGAACCTATGACCGACCTGACAATTAACGCCGGCCTAGCGACAACAGCCGGACCGGCAAATATTAAATGGCTTAGCTGCAAGAAGCAAATGGAAGGGCGCGTTTCGATCCATAAAAATGGAGTAGTGTCATTCCAAGCTTCTGGTCACAATCTGGAAGTATGGCGTTCCATATTCCCGGATTGCAAAGTCGTGTCCGAAGATGTGTTTGAGGAGTTTGTCAATCAACAAACCCGCCAGCCATTTGCCGAGAAGCGAGAAAGCCTTTGGTGGCAGGCAAAAGCAATTGACAAAATGAAGCGAGTCATTTCGACGCCTTCAATGAAACGCTGCTTTGCTCTAAATTTTGATCCAGGCGGCGGCAAGAGCAAATCGCTTGTTGACTTCTCCGCAATGTTGTGGAGCGAAAATAAGATTGATGCAGTCGTTGTTTTGTCGCCAAATATGCTGGTCGCTGAACAATGGGAAATGCCAGAAGATGGCGCAATCGCAAGAGATTGTCCGGTTCCTTATGTCTCGTGGCTTTGGGATAAAACCAAGAAAGGCTATGCCGAATTTGAGCGTCTACTAGCGTCAAACGATCTGCAATATTTGTCAATGAATATTGATGCCGCAAAGACGCCTCGCGGCATTGAACTATTGACTAAGTTCATTAAGCGCCACAAAGGGCGCGTTTTGTTCACTGTCGATGAAGCGCACCTCATTGGCAATCCTCAATCGCAGCGACATAAGAAATGCGTCGATCTTGGTTTTAAGTGCGCTTGGCGTGCGGCATTGACCGGAACGCCAATCACCAAAGACCTATTGTCGTATTACGCCATCTTTCGTTTCTTGCACCCCGACATTTTAGGGTGCAAGTATGTTTCAACATTTCGAGCAAAGTATTGTGTTCTTAAATGGAATGGTTTTGCAGATGAAATCGTCGGTTACAAAAATATTGATGATTTTTACGCCCGCATTGAACCTTATACAGCACGCGTTTCGCAAAAAGAAATGGGGCTTGAAAAGCTATATGACGAATTTATCTTCACAATGTCTGAAGAACAAAAGTCATATTATAACGAATTCAAGCGCGAATGGCTTGCAAAGCTTGACAATGGTGAATTTGCGACAGCTTCAATTGCCTTGTCAGCAACGATCAAACTTCAGCAAATCTCTAATGGGTATCTCGTTAGCGAAGACGGCACGATTCAACACCTTGATAACGCTAGGCTGAAAGCTCTTGATGCTTGGCTAGAGACGATACCAGAAGGCGAAAAGGTTGTTATCTGGGTACGGTTTAGAGAAGACGCAAGGCTTGTAACTGCTCATTTAGGAGATTGCGCTATCGAGATTTCAGGAAATGTTGACAACAAGATGGAACGAAAGGAAAGATTTCTGAATGATCCAAAATTGACAAGACTTGTTGCAACTCCAGACGCGGCAGGCACGGGCATGGATTCGCTCCAGCATGTAACCCAAAGAGCGATTTTCTACTCGAACGCTGAAAACTTTGTCAATCGCAAGCAAGCTGAAGACCGTGTTTTGCGCGTTGGTGGAAAATCGACTGCTTTCATAACAGACTTGATTTGTAAAGGAAGCCATGATAGAAAGTTCTTAGCGAATCTTCGCGGAAAGAAGGAGCTAAGTCGAATGACACTAGATGAAGTGAGAGGAATTTTTGAATGAGCAAGAAGACAGGTGATTATAAGGTTCCGTTTAGAGACGGAAATCAAATGGAATATGAATTCAATTATTATAAAGATGGAAAACTAAATAGCCCAATTTTAGTTGATAATTTTGAGTTTGAAGACGAGCTTGAATTTATCGATTATGGACGTGGAAGAAGTTCTGTAACGTTTACATTTGAGAGATTGAGTAACGCCAAAACTGTGTCGATGTTTGTTTCTGATTTTTCAGGCGCAATTCCACATATGATCAACGGAAAACTTAAAGGCAAATTCACTTTTGTCAAGAAAGGTCAAAATTACGGATGCAGGATGATTCTCGAATGATTGATGACAACGAAATTCTATCCGCCTTCAATGAGGCCGGCAGCAAGGCGGCAGCGGCCCGTCTCTTGGGGCTTTCACGTTCGGCCTATCGACGTAGGTTTGACAAGATCAACGAAAGCTCGACATTCCTTGAGGATGCATCAGAAACGCTCGGCTTTCCGACTGAGGCGGTATCGAGCTATTGGGTTAAATCGTCAACTGGTTCTTTCCATGTGAAGATGGACAAACGCCAGGAAGATATTGCAGACTATTTCAAGCAAGCGTTTCTAGACATCAAAGACAAGTCAATTGTCACTCCACCACCGCTTGTTGATGCTGATCTAATGAATATCTATCCAATCGCTGATTTACATGTTGGCATGCTTTCATGGTCGGCAGAAACAGACGAAGACTATGATATTCGTATCGTCGAACATTTGGCATATGGCAGTTTTGAAAAGCTATTTGAGCGTTCTCCAAATGCTGGCACAGCACTAATCGAGCAACTCGGCGACTACTTCCACAGCAATGATTACAAGAATATGACGCCAGCGAGCGGCAATATTCTTGACGTGGATACGCGCTATCAAAAGATGATTTATATTGGCGCGCGTATTATGAAGAATATTATTGAGCGAGCGCTAGAAAAGCATGAAAAGGTAATTGTGCGAAATGTCGCAGGCAATCATGATCCGGCGTCAATGGTAGCTCTAAACATTGCGTTGTCAATGTATTATGGTAACAATCCTCGCGTGATTATTGAGGATTCACCAAAACAGTTGTGGGCAATGCTTTTTGGAAATACGCTTATCGGCTGTCACCATGGACACACAATGAAAGCCGATCGTGCAGCGATGGCACTTGCTTGTTCATATCCTGAAGAGTGGGGAAAGAGCAAGTTTCGGACAATCCATTCAGGCCATATTCACCATACTAAGGTGATTGAAGTTGGCAATGTTCTTTGTGAGTCGTTCCAAACACTAGCGGCTAAGGATTCATACGCGGCAAGCCATGGTTATATTTCTGGACGTTCTTTGCAGTCAATCACAATCCACAAAGAACTTGGCGAAGTTGGGAGGAGTAGAGTTAATGTGTAAGTGGTACTTACATTTCCAGCCTTGGAACAATGGGTGGCATTGCAGGATTGGGCATTATGAGGTGAAGAATTGTTAACAAAAGAAGATGCGCACGAACTAATCACATACGATCCTGTTAGTGGCAGAGCTTGGCACAATATTCGAGATATTAAGTGGTTCCGCGACCTAGAAGGGCGTAGCGCCGAACATTCATGCAAGCTGTGGAATTCTAGATATGCAGGGAAAGAAATCGTTTGCAAGTCTGAAGAGGGTTACATCCATCCAATGATTTTGTGCGAAAAGATTCCGCTACATCGTCTTATATGGCTTTATATGACTGGGGAATGGCCGAAAGTTGACATTGATCATATAAACGGAAGGCGCGACGATAATAGGTGGTGCAATTTAAGAGAAGTGACAAGAAAGGAAAATTGTAGAAATAGAAAGCGTCCTAAGACGAATACTTCTGGGTGTATAGGCGTTAGTCAACGCGAAAACAGCGGAAAATGGCGGGCGTATATCAATAACGATAAGAACAAAAGGGTCTACATCGGCGATTTCACATCTAAAGAGGAAGCAATAGCTGCTAGAAAAGCAGCAGAAATCAAATATGGATATTCTCCAACGCATGGAAGAGAAAGTTAAGGCCCCGAAAGGGGCCTATTCTTTTCGATCCATTATATAATTCCTTAATTGTCGAATTTCCTCTCCCAATCCTGCAATTGCTGTAGTTAACCTAGTTTCCAATTCTCGCAAATGACTATTTGTTGGATATTCCTTCATGATTTCTAATTTTAGATCAGCCAACTTTTCTTTGCTTTCAACCGCCGTTTCCAGCGCTTTCTTTGCCTTCTCAGAGGCATCGTTAATTTTATACTTCATTCCGAACCAAACACCATATCCGACCCCAAGAAGGCCGATAATATAAATTAGGTCTCTAATCGAGACGGCGAAATCAGCATCTAAAATCATTTCATCAATTCTTCATCTCTAAACTTGTAAAAATCAACCAAAGCTTGCTTGGAATCGCGGCAGTTGGCTAAATTTTTCCTGTCAATAGTCCACTGCCTTTCTATGTCTGTCCCGACAATATCAACAGGGTCAGAACAGCGAGCAGTCAGCTTTGAATCAGGCGATGCGAGAACGGGCTTAGGAGGCGCAACGACAACTTCACTTGATCTTGTTGAGGCGCATCCTACCAGCATCGGTAATACAAGCAAAAGACTTACCATTATCATTTTTTGCTTCATTTTCGTTCTCTGCAATGACCCTATCACGTTCTGCGATCTTTGTCTCGTAGTCGATAATTAATTGGCTCTCGTTTCGTTTCGCTAGTTCATTGGCCTTGGATTGTCGCTCTAAGGCGTCCGCCAACTGAGTAGCATAATCTTTCTTCATCGTCTCAATGCGAAGCGTGTATTCAATACTTGCCTCGCTGTAGCCTTTATGGTGCTGATACGCGCCATAACCCCAAAGACCGGCAACAGCAAGGCCGCCGACAATGAGCCAAACAAAGACGGAATCTAGCCCCGTGAGCTTCATAAGCCAAGCGATCATTATTCTTCTTTCGGAGGTTCTGGCATTGCTGGACCATTGTAAGTTGACGTGTCGGTCTCGCCGCGTGCCGCCAAAATCTTTGCCAAATCTTTATTGCCAATATGCATATAAAATCCAACAATTGCGCTCAAGAATGTGAACCCAGAGACGGCTACCCATTCCGCTTGACCGAGCCAAATTGCCGAGTATATTGCGCCCCATCCAAGAAAGCAGTTTGTCATGACCATGAACTTGGAAAAACGGCGCTTTGAGTTTCTAATCATTCCAAATCGCTTTCAGGTCGTTGTCGTATTCTTTAGCATACCCTGCGATCAATGCCGCCTTGTCCGTTCCGTTGATAATGTGACGAGCGCTGACAAAATCAGACTTTTGAAGCGTCATATAATCAGACAATTTTTTGCCCGTAAACCATCCTTCGATCATTCCAAGAACAGCAATTTTTGCCGCAAGATCAGCCCGAAGCGCAAGATTGGGATCTTTTGTGAATGCAACGCCAAGTTCTTTTTCTGCACGCTTATAATTAGCTTCCCAAGTGATTTGAACAAAGCCGCGCCCATACCATGGATAATAGCGCAAGTTTTTCTTCCGCCATTCTTCTGAAAGCCAATAAGCCTCAATTACCGGCTTCATGGTATGAGCTGTTTCGTGATAGCTAGTTGCTAAAACATATGCAGCCTGATTTCGAAGAAGCTTTGCGTCTTGGCACGCCTTTACAAGCTCTTGAGTATATCCTAAATTTAAATTCATGTCACTGTCACTCCTCCTGTTGCAACGCTTGCTGATTCAACGCCGGAACTGTTCCGCCCCCGTAGCCAGTAATAATAAGTTCCTGCTGTAAGGCCAGTGTCAACATATGAATCTGTTGTCGACGGCGCCCCCCATTCAGTATGAACTAGAGCCGATGCACTTTCCGTCGAAGTCGTTCCACGATAGATGTTGCATGCAACATAATGAGTTGTGTTTGGTGATTTCCATCCTAATGTGACCTGACTTGATCCACCCGTTGCGGTAACATTGGTCACTACACTAGGCGCAGTAGTATCTGCGACAGCAACAAGCGTGATTGTGCTAGTGTAATCGCTTAATTTTCCAGAAAAGGTTGATTGTGCGATTCTAAAATTATAAGTTGATCCGTCAGACAGAAGGGGAGAATCAATAAATAAGTCTTGAATTTTTGAGCCAATCGTCGTCCATGTCGAATCAGTTGACTTTTTATATTCGGCAGTTATATAAAGACTTTCCCAAGCCGGTTCATCCCATGAGAGATAAGCATACGGATAAAGAGCGCCATTAACTTCTTTGCGTTGAATAACTGCATCAAATCCAGTTGGAACGGGAATGACGGTTGTATCATCAATATCCGTCATTGCGGGCTCTGTGCCCTCTTCAGTTGCAGCATCCCACGAAAAAGCATCGGAAGTAATAGATGTGCATGTGATCGTAACGCCCTTAACGATATTGTTTTCGCCGGTATTAATCGTTAGTTTATTAACTTCAAAAACCGCATCAAGATCAAATGGCGTATATTGAATTCGAACAAATCTTTCAGATAAGGCATTTAGTCCTTTCGTTGTTAGCTCAAAAGTACCTGTCCATTCAGGATTAAGACGCGCTGCCGTAACCTTCATCAATCGGCGACATTGAGCATGAGACGGAGCAAATAGAAATTCAGCAGAAGTCGATATAGTCCCGCGCTCTAGCACGTCGGCTTCATCGATCCATTCATCAGCGTCTGTTTCAAGATAATCTTGTTTTGGACTAGTGAAAGTTGCCTTGATGGTATTAGCAGTTGTTAAAATATCCTTGCCATGCCCGAATTCAGAAAAACCAACGATATCGTCATCAGTGAATATTACATCAGGTTCTACATAATCACCGACGTCAAGAGTGATTCCGCCGTCAGAAGTAATTCTGAGCTTTCCGTCCACAGCCGATAGCATCTTCGTCAAAATATCGGCAGGCTTATCCTCAAGCGTATATGATCCCCAAATGCGGTACCTTTTTTCTGTGCCACCTGCCTTAAGATCATAAGGAACAGCCGCTTTAGTATGTGCGGTTTCCCATCCAGCTTGAGCTTGTGTCGTTGTTAACAGAGTTTTAGGAAGTCTTAGCCCATACTCACTATACATAAAATCACGAACGATATCGGCGCCATTATCGTCATATGCTGTAATGCTAGTTGTAGGATCTTCAATTGCAGTTGTTTTTGCAATTACTCGATAGTTCGTATTCCATGAATTCGGGAAATATGTTGAAAAATCAGAAGAGCTTACAGGAAGTTGAATACAGGCAATTGCTGCTACTTCTTTTCCTCTGTGGGTACTATCCCATTGAGAAAAAACATCGCCAATTTGACTAAAATAAGTTTGATTTTCAGTCCCTAATCTTGAAATAATACGAACTTTACTATTATAATTTGTGCTATCTGCCCCACTCAATGTTACTGATGTCGTAGCAAAACCACTCGAATCAAGTGTTACTTTATTACTATCAATCCAGTAAGATTCAAATGATGTGAATGGTCCTTGCCCAAGCGCAATTACTTTATACAATCCACCATTTTTAGCGCCACAAAAAACCCATTGGCCAGAACATTTAACCATTCCATAATGACGGTAGCGAGGCCCAACGGCTCTTCTGAAAGAAGCTGTTACATCGGAAGGCTTTGTAGTTGTTTTTGGTGTAAGGAGATATGAAAGAAAATAAAGCCCGGCAGAAAAAGCAACATAAACTAACGCCGTAACTAATGCTGTTGCAATAGATCCTGTTATTCCTAAAGCTGAAATAATTAATCCTGCTATAAATTGGGGCATTCATAAGACCTTATTACTTTTGCTTCTTTAAGAAAGAAGCAACCAGATTCGGCATGAGAAAACCAACCATTCTTGTATTTAATTGCAACTGCAACTGTTGGCTTGCCATTTTCATATATTTTAATTAATCCAAGATCGCCGCTTTTTGGGAAGTTTGTTCTCTTAAATTTGTTTGTCTCGCAGAGATCGCTAAACAGTTTTATAAGATTTACTTTCAGAATTTCGATAGCGTCATCTTTAGATGAGAAGATAAATCCTGATTTTTCTAGAAAATTTACACCAGATGAAATATAAACCCATCTGTTTGCGGTTGAACAACAATCTGTTATCCCCCATTCAAAAGGTTTTGTAATCTCATTTTTTATAAATTCATCAATAGTCATTTAATAATCTGGATATGTAGTTGAAAAATTGAGAAGGGTTGGAACAAATTGAAAAAATGTATCTCCCGGATATCTTAATTGTTGGTCTCTATCTGTGTATCTTCCGCGTGGCGGACGAGACCTATTATAAAAGATATTTTCAGCGGTTAACGTTACAGATTGCTGTTGCCCGGAATCATCGCTAACAGATGCACGTGAAATGCGGGGAGGTTGCATAAACCCAAACCAAATTGCAAGTGGAGAACCGACCAATTGCCATTCAGAATCGAAAAACTGCATATAGATCGTAATCAGTTGTTGAGAGACATCAGCTGTTTCATTCAAAACAATAGTTAAAAAATCAGGAGTTTGGCTCGGAATGCCTGCAACAGTTATTGTAATTTGTGCGGAATCAGTTCCTGAATTCTGACCAAGCCCTTCAATCGTTGCAATTCCATGTAAAGGTTGATATACATTCCCATCAACTGTTAATGGATATTCTCCATCCCAAACATATTTCGTGCCAGATTTGAAATCCATCTTGGCAAGTAAAGCGAACCGTACAGTTCGATCAGATAATAAAGAAATTTGTTCACTCGAAAAATACGCCATCAAACTGCCTCATAAAATGAAAGTGTTGGTGTGGCGTATCCATTATAATTCAAATCAAGTTGCATTGCTTTGTCATCAGTCAATCTGACTTTAACTCGTGGATAATCGAATTCTGCTCTATCACCAACAACAATTGCTTCTCTAAGTGGTGGCCTAATGGTTATAGTTGCTGATGTAGAATCTTGGCTCGTGATCGATTTAATTTGATATAGCCGATCATTGATTGAAAAGCGATGCCCAGGTTCTAACGTTGAAGCTGTTTCTTTTGATAATACAACTGTTGTCGCGCCGATTGATGCAGCAGTGCCAACAGAGACATTAGTCCAAGAAGATTGATAGCCTGAATCATCATCAAAAAATGAATCATCATCATGAGGCGTGTTTGAATAAATATTAAGTCCTAATTCGCCAATTGCATTAGGAGAACGTGGGAAATCCCAAGCTGGAATTGAAATTATTCCAAGCTGGCCTTCAATAAGCGAATCAAGGGCACGCCAACAACGAATCATCGCAGACGTATAAACAGGTATTGAATCGTACGATGCAGTCCACAAACCAGCGCTATTTGACACAACTTGCGTATAGCCGCTTTGTGCAGTTGGACCGCGTAAAGATCTATGCGCTAAATCGATCTTAATCTTTTGAGGGCGAAGGATTTCTGGCCACCAAATTGTCATGCATTCCTCGCATTATAATTTGTGACATATTGTCCAAAATTATCTCTGGTTTGTGTCTGATTGATTTTAACTGACGCTGCAACGATTGAAGGAGAGGCGTTCTTGATACGAGCATCGGCAATACCGGCAATCGCTGCATTGTCAGTCACTAAATGAATTTGCAACTGTGATTTAGCGCCGCCACCTGAAATTCCAGCACTCCCCATTGAGGCGTTTGAAATTCCAGTCACATAGCCACCATTGGCATATCCCAACCCTTTGTTCAGACGATCAAGATTTCCGACACCTAATTTACGAGTTGCATTCTGATTCAGAACGTATTCACCTTTATGGACAACACCAGCGGGTTCATACTTGCCTCCGTCACCGGTATAGCCACCAGACGCAAAACCAAAAGCGTGTAGAATGGAATCAAAAATGCCGGAACCACCACTTTCTTTTGAATTGAAAAGAAGATCAAAGGCTTTATCAAGTAGCTTATCAGCAATCTTTTTCAGAGCATTAGACAACGCTTCGGCCGCTGATTTGCCATCGAGCAAATCTTGAACAAATCCTTGCATAACATCTCTTGATGTCGTACGAAGATCTTCAAAGTTTTGCTTCATTCGGTCTTGTGTCGCGTTAAGTTGATTAGCCTTAGCCTCTACATCTCCCATAGAATTGGCATAATCGCGCATTGCCTGCGCTTGTTCACGAGCAGCAGGAGACAATTTAGACAGATCTCCGTGTAGAAGTTCATTAATATCATGAACTTCTTTACTTACATCTAGACCATGCTCTCTCGCGTAATTCAAAGCCTCTTCAGCGGCTTGTTCTTCAGCAACGGCTTTGCCATAGTCAGTTTGCAACGGATTCAATTGTTTTTGAGCCGTTACCATTGCTTCACGGTTTTTAACAGCTTGCTGCCACCCTTCTAATGTAAATCCAAATTCTTCCTTAGCTCCAAATGCTTGAGCGTTAGGTGTATTCATTCCGGCTCGTTTTTCAGCATAACCCCGAACGGTATCAACAGTCGCATTATTTCCAAGGATTGATTGATTAGCTGAAATTACAGAGTCAGGAAGCAAACCTTTGATTGGAGTTCCAGGAGGCGCTTGTAAAACTTTAATAGCGCCGGCAGGCCCAAGAAAATGCGCAAGGTGAAGCGCGGCTTCATCAACCGTTATTCCAGCATTTTTAAGTGCTTGTGCATTTTCCTTAGCATATTGGGCAATAAGAACCTTGCTTGTTTCAACATCATTGCGAAGGTCAAGAATCTGTTGTTTTGTTTTTGTCTTGGCTTCCTCTGGAAACATTTCCTTGAATAGAGAAAGCCATGTTGATTCGATAAATTGGCCTACGCCCGTTGCCGAAGATAATGGGTTTTTAACATTTGCTTTTCCGCCGCTTTCAGCACCAACGACATTATTCACATATTTTTCAATAGCCGTATCAAGAGACTTCGCTTGTAGCGATGCCGATACATTTTTTTCGGCTGCCGCCCTGATCTCTTGATCTGTTATATTTTTCGGGGCGTTTACATCATTCTTCAAAACTTCCTGAAGGCGCTTGATTTCCTTATCAACCAGCTTTTCAAATTTTGAATTATCCGCAATGTCAAACTGAGCGCTGAAAAAGTCCTGCTTGGCTTGGTTGTTGCGAGCGGTAACGCCATATCCTTTTATATCGGCAAAATGACCATCTTCGTCTATTGTCTTAAGCTGAGCGTTAAGCCCCCCAAGCGTCTGTTGAATTGCACGAAACTCAATACCCATATCTTTAAGCTTAGAAACAATCTTCTCAAAGATCGGGCTAATAGTTTTTAGCTTATCCATCTCAATCATTAGTTCAGATGAATTAATTTTATTAGCTTTTAGCTTATCACTCAAATCTTGAAGGGCTTGAATATTGTCATCGGTAAAGCCAGGATCAAGATTGAAGGTATGCGCACGAGCCTGCTGCTGTTTTAGTTGATAAATATACAAATCCATCAACTTGGAAATGTCTTTGCGCTGGCTTTCTTCTTTCTTTAATCCTGCGTCAATTTCGCCTTGCAATTGGGCCTGTTGTTCTTGCTGACGTTTCTTGGCAGCAGTCACGTTGTCAACAGCATTTGCGGCGGCTTCTGAAGATTTCTTGACCTGATCAAGAGCTTTTTGAAAAGCAACAGCTTCATCAGATGCTTTTGCGCCAGACGTACCAAAAGCGACAAGCGCACCAACGAGAACAGTACCAATGACAGCGCCAAGAGGACCAGCAGCAGCAGCAGCGCCACCGAAGGCCGTTGCTATGCCGGCGAGGCCTTGAGCCGCCCGCAATGCAGCCATAAACTTGAAGACTTCGGCGGTTGCCATTCCAAGTTTAACAATCATGCCACCAATAGCGCGACCAATCAAAGCAGCAGCAATCACAGAAGCAAGCTTCAATGTTGTATCTGCGATAACCTCAAAGTTATCGGCAAGCGCCTTTAGGCCAGAAACGAGTCGAGCCCCAACACTTGTTGCTTGATTGGTCTTGCCGATATATTCAGTTAAGGCATTACTAACCATTGTAAACGATTCACCGATCGTTTGATTAGTTTGCGCATAAGCCATATCAATTTTTGATTGCGCTGCTAGAATGGCCTTAAACACCTTATCAGATGTTAATTGGCCTTCAGAACCGAGTTTCTTTAAACCTGCAATTGTCGTGCCGAAATAATCTGCAATAGCTTGAGCAAGAACAGGCGCATTTTCACGGATTGAACGAAGTTCGTCACCTTGCAACATACCTGAGCCAAGAGCCTGAGATAGCTGAAGAAGTCCAGCACGCTGTTCTTGAACATCAGCGCCACCAGTCTTAAACGCCTTATTGACCGTAGCAGTGGCTTGGGCAACTTCTTGTTCTGAATTTGCAACATCTTTAGTCGAGCGTAAAAGACGCGCATAAAGGTCAACTGTTCCAGAAAGATTCGTTCTGGTTTCCGTGGCGATCTCATTTACAGCTTCTAAACTACGGCCAGAGCGACCAGAAATCTGAGCAGCAGCAGCGATCTTGTTTCCTGCCGCCGTCCACGCATCAGCGTAATCGATTATTTCCTTAGCAGAAAAATAAATACCTAAAGTCGCGGCAATATTTCTAACACTTAAAAGAGAATTTTGAAGTGGGTTTCCCCCACCAATTTTATTAGGAATTGGGGCTTTTAGCGATTTAACAAATTCTCGATAGCTTTTGTTCTCATTCTCGATAGCTTTTGCCATTTCCTTAGATGAAATAGCGCCGACGTCGTTAGCCTGTTTTATTTCCGCTAAATTAGACCTATATTTTTGTTGAGCTGCAAATAGAGGATTAAATTTCGCTCGCAATCTATCCATTTCTAAACCGTAAGCTGCCACATCAGCGCCGCGATTTGGAATAATTGTTTGATTTGTAATAATATTTTGAGCTGTTCTGTACCCTATATTTTCTCTCTGTTTTGCGGCATAGACGACAGCATTCAAAGCAGTAGCCTCACGGCCTCTGGCAGCTATTGCAGCGTTGATAGTTAAAATATTATCTTTTTCTGCTTGGGTTATTTCAGTAATAGCTGCATTGTATTTTTGTGTAGCAGTATATATAGGGTCATACTTTGTCCGAAGTTCAGATAGGGCGACTGATCTTTGTTCAGTTGTCTGCTTTAGCCCTTTTATTGAGGCAATAGTTTCAAGAGCTTGAGCACGCTCTCTAGCTAAGGCTTGGGACATTTCATCTGTTGAAATTGCCCCAACAGAGTGAGCATTACGAATCGCTTCTTGCTCTTTTTTATATTGCGAAATAACTGCAAACAAAGGATTGAATTTTGTTCGTAGCTTATCCATTTCCACAGCATAAGCCGCAATATCGGAGCCGCGATTTGGAATAATTGTCTGGTCTGCTAAAGTTTTCTGAGCAACGCGCCAACCGACGTTCTCACGTTCCGAAATTTTATAAATTGATGAGTTCATTTCTGAACGTGCTTTAATACGAGCTTGCTTAGCTTTATCTGCCTCTAAGCCAGCTTTTTGTTCGGCAAGGGCAATTTCTTTTAAAGCACGTTGGTACTTTTGCGCTGCCGCATATAATGGGTCATATTTTTCGCGCAAAGATTCCAAAGTTTTTTGATACTTATTCGAATCAATTGTAGCTTGTTTTACGGCCTTTGAAGTATTTTTTATTGGTTGGTCTAATTTATCGAAAGCTGTTTGAGCTTTTGTCGCAGCTTTTTCAGTATTTGAGATAAAAGCTTCTAAGTCCTTATTCAATTTTGTCATAGACGCGCGAAAAGAGGCCAGATCAGCGGCAACTTTAACTGTTAATTCTGCTACAGTAGTTGCCATAATCTAGCCTCCAAAAGCCGTTTTAAGATCTTCAACACTTGAAAGTTTACGATAGTCTTTATTTTCTTTTTCGCTTGAGCCAAAACAGGCTTTAAGCATATTTATCTTGCCTTTATATGCTAACTCGATACAAGCAAGATGAGTGTGATTTACCTGATCGACAGTCCATCCGAGCCACCCGCAACCTATCTCAATTAACCAATCGAGATAGGTTTCTAGACTCATAGAGCTTCCGGGTTTGTGGACTCGCCAGCCTCCTTTGATGGACGTTTTCCATTATTCATCAAAAGCATAAGATAGTCAGTTAATGGTTCAAGAAGATTAACAACGCCAGCTTCATAAATAGCATCTTTCGTCTTCTCGATATTTGCTTTGCCCCCAGTGCCAAAATAAACAATATCGGTCATTACACTGAAATTATGACCAATAAGTTGTTCAATGACTGTATTCATATTTTGATATTTTGAGGACAATTTTTCAAGAGCGTAACGGGTGGGGATAAGCTCCACCCATTCGCCATCAAGAAAAAGCTTGATCGTCTCTGTCATTTATTAGCTCGCAGTCGAAGCAACATAAACGATAGCAGTATTTGGCTGGATCGTCGATTCAAGCTTGACAATGTTGTTAGCAGTGCCAATAGTACGCTTGCTAGACATAACACGTCCGGAGAAGTATGCAATTGCATTATCGCCAGCTGAAGATTGTTTATTAGCAAATTCATATTTAAAATGCCAGTTCTGCTGAACTGTATCTGCGGCCGCCGTTAGCAAAAGAGTTTGGCCGGCATCTGTATCATCAAAAGCACTAATAAGCGAAATTTGGACGCCTTTAAATTGACCCTTTAAAGTAATAGTACGCCGATTTGAAATATCATCAAAATCAACGCCCGTTGCTTCATCCCCAATTGCGCCAGGGTCTTCAAGAAGATTGACTTGAGTGTAAGTCAATCCCGCGTATCCAGTTGCGTCATAAGTAGCCGGTGCCGTTGCAGTTGAAGAGATATAGAATTTAGTACCAGAGGCAGTAAAAATGGACATTGTATTTTTCCTATATTGACATTAGAGTTTGTATATGGTAGATAGAGCTTTTAAAGAAGCAAGGATAGAATATGATATTAGATGCAAATATGGCGAAAAGACTGCTGTCCTATGATTCCGAATCCGGGCTTTTCTATTGGAAAGAACGGACTGAGGATTTATTTGAAGAAACGGAAACAAGAACAACGAAACATCAAACAAAACTTTGGAATAAAAGACATGCAAATAAGTTAGCTGGGTTTATTGATAAGAAAGATGGATACGTTAGGATCAAAATTTTTGGTTTTAGATTTTTAGGCCATAGAATTGCTTGGCTATATATGACCGGAGAATGGCCTGAAGAAGAGATTGATCATATTAACGGGAATCGAGCGGATAACTGTTTTGTAAATCTTAGACAGGCAACTTCATTACAAAATAATAGAAACCAAAAACTTTATAAAAATAATAGGTCTGGCAAAAGCGGAGTTACATATCATAAATTAACGAACAAATGGCAAGCTTCTATTGGAAATGGCGAAAATAAAACTTATTTAGGATTATTTAAAACAAAAGAAGAAGCGATTGAAGCAAGAAATAAAGCCGAAATCGAATTAAATTATGATCCAACACATGGAAGAAATTAAGCCTCTGTTATGTCGAAAGTTAGTTGAACGACGCGGGAAACTTTGATAAGATCATCAGTAGCCCCAGGAATTGGATAATCAGCAAGACAAAGCAAAAGGCGATATCCGGATGGAGTATTGAACGAATTGACGTCTAATCGGTGAAAAAGATTTCGAATTCTAAATGCTGCATCTTCAACCGCTCTATAAGAGCTTGAAGAATCATTTGTATCAAAAATTAGAAAATCATGAGTTAGATAAAAATGCTTTGTTCCAGAAACGAAATCAGATTCGCGATAAGTGATTGCAGGAGAAACAACAGCTAGTGGATAAGCTGCATCTTCCGGAACTGGACGCCTAGTAAATAATGCTTTTGATCCCTTATATGCAGTAAGAAAACTGGAAAATGTAGAATCTGCCAAAGCAAAAGATCTAATAGCAGGCTGCAAATTCATTTGATTGCTTTCTGTATTGAATCGGCAACGTTTTTAATCATTGCGTCTTGCGCTTTAATCATTGCCGGTCTATAAACAGGTCTCGCTTCGTTTTTCCCACCAAACTCAAGTTCCATATTCTTTTCGTCGGTAGAAATTAATTCGGCGGACAATCCATCTTGTCTAAAATCAATTCCTTCAACGCTCGCGCCAGTATCATTAGCAAACGGTTCGCCGGGTGCAGATGCATGATGCCAGCGACCATCTTCTTTCAAATACCAGCGACCGTGTTTGTCAGAAAAGATGTCATCTAAAACTTGTTTGTAGAGTGTTTCTTTAACTGCCGTCTCGACGCCGGACTGAATGGATTGCGTTAACGCCGCTTCAATCTGATCACCGAACCATTTAAGAGACACGATAAGCTTCACATTCGTAATGGGCTAATGCAGGATCAGACTTAACTTTTAGGATTTCGTAAGTGATCCCACGAAAAGTAACTTGGTCTGTTTTACGAGGATCAGTCGTTGTATTGCCGGCAATCAGAACAAGTTTGACACTTGTCTCTGGAATACCAGCCGTCTTGCGATAGGCGTCATCATAATTGTCCGGAAAGCCTTCGCAAGGAAACGTCAGCGCTGTTCCTGGAATTGGATCGCCGTATTCGTCAACCGTCGATGCTGTCGCCCGCGTCAATACGCCATTGAGCAGCTTTCCTTTGAACGCTTTAGCAACAGATGCGCGAATAGGGTCAAGAATATTCGCCATTTACGCACTTCTTGCAAAGATCGCTAGCTGATACGTATTAGAAGCACCGGAGCTATTGACAATTGGCAGAATGTCGCCAGTGCCAGCCACGACAGAAGCAATGCCAGTTTCACCCGGGTTGACAAGCAGATACATACCGTTCGGCTTAACGGTCGCAACAGCGCTCGAAAACCCAGTGACTTGATTTGAAGAACCGCCACCGATTGTCAGGTTAGTGGTGTTCTCTTTTCCGGCTGCGTTGCTATTAAGGACAACTAGAGCAACAATTTTTGCCGCTACGGTATTTCCACATATCGGGTCGGCGAGCGAACCAGCAAGATCAATCAAATCTGTCGTAGCAGATGCAATCGTGCGCTCGGAAAAAGAAACAAGGTCAATGGCATTATCAACAGTGCCATTGATAAAGTTTAGTGTCTTTGAAATATTGCCGTTCCAATGCGTCGAGCCAATCAACAGCGATTTAGATTTAGAAGCCGCAACGCTTAGTGAAATGCTGCCATTAACTGCCATTTGTTAAACTCCATTCTTCAATAATTTCGGTAGCTTCTTTTTCGGTCTTTACCGATTTGCCTAGCTGCACAGTGCCAAGCATAACTTTCTTCCAGACAGGCCCGGCCTTGACAATAGTCGGCTCGTCTGTCCGGGAAACTATCTCTTCTTTCGTTAACGCAATTTTACGAAACTCATATAACTGCTTCAAGCGTCGAACTGATACAAGAGATTTGTCGAATAGATCACCAGCGAAAAGGATTTTGCCCCCAACCGAAAGCATTGGCTTATTGACAATATATTCTCGTTTCGGGTCAAATTTTGGTAGCCAAATTTTCGGCATCTATTGACAGTTCCTTTTCGATGTGATAAGAGATAGGCGGCAGTTGCCCACCGCCTAAGTAATTGAAATATCAGGCAATAATTGATGTGAAAAAATAGCCTAGGTCTGCACCGATCAATTTCTGATCGTAGCTCATTTGGCCCTCCACTTGATCCGCCTCTTCCTCTTCGGGCTGGCGGTACTTTTTGACGCGAATGCCAGAACCTTCGGAGCCAAGAAAACCAGTCCAATTGAAAGTAAGGCCGGCGGCAGGAGTCATGAGACTTGGGGCAGGAGGGGTATAGGTCAAAAGCGCCGACTTGCCCATAAGGAACCCATAAGATGCGGTTGCGCCTTTTTCAGCGGAGTTTGCAACTGCACCAGAGACATAAACATTATCAAGCTCAAGGACTTGGGCTACAGCCTGACGCTGGACCATCGCTGGAGTATTATTCCCAATTCCACCAGAATACTTGACCCTATCGAGTAAATCTGGGTGATCCACAAGCTTATCCCAAACAGAGCGGCTCATGGTTAGAGTATTCGGGCGATACCCAGTCTGGCTTTCAACATAAGTCATACCAGCACGGATATCTTCAATTGGCGTCGAAGCGGCGTCATTCCACTGAAGAACCTGACCAGTGGTCGGCGAGCTAGCAACGCCAGTGATATCCTTACCCCAAATCGAAGTGCCCATGAACTTCGTGACAAACGAAGCTTCACGAGCAATAAGCGCCTTCTGCATGACAAGCTGTGCGCCAGCATTATCAAGATTCAGAGGACTATCCGTGTTTGCACGAAGCTGGTCAGGAATCTGATGAGCATACGCATACACTTCGCAGATATAAGGACCAGCGGTCGTTAGATCATATCCACCCTTTGAAGGCTTACCGCCAGCAACCTTCTTACCGAAGTCATTGCGAAGGAAATCAGCCTTGTTAAAGGTGAAATAAATATCGCTCTTGTTAGAAACAGGAACGGATGGAAAAACCTTATCCGCTACAAACTTGTCCTGCGCCTGAACATAGGCGATGGACATCTGAGTAAGCGGGCGGTTTACGTGAACTGAACTAAGATTTGGAAGAGGCATAGTTTAAAATTCCTTAAGCGGCTAGAACGCCCTGGGGCTGCCAATAAATTTCCATTAGGACGCCAGAAGCGCCAGCGGTACGGGCGATGCCAAGCACCTGATTGGTGGCAGTAGCAGTAACGGCCTTACCGGCGCTATCAGACATGACCTTTGCGCCAACCGTTACGTTGCCACCCGCATAGACGGTGAGAATACCGCCAATTGCTACGCCAACGGCATAACCAGAAGCCGCAGGCTCATAAAGAACGCCAACGGCAGCGCCACCGGCACCGGCATTAACTACCTGACCGGCAGTCGAATCGCCCTTGACAAAAGTGAATACTGAACTGGAAAGATCAGCACCGGCCTTTGCAGTATAAAGCGGGAAAGTATTAGATAGAGCCATAATTAATTAACCTTCATAAAGTTCAGGGTGCTCTTCCCAAGCCTTGGCAATCGCAGCGGTCTTGCCAATCTTGTCACGAGCCATAATATCGGTGGCGAACTTTTCAATCTGAGCGTCCGCAGTGTCATCAACCTTGCCACCAAGAGCGCCATTCTTCTTAAAGGCGCCTTCAGCATTAGCGTCAGCAGCCTTCATAACAGCTTCAAGAGACTTGGCGACATCGGCAGACATAGAGCCAACGGCCTTCAGCATCTTGGCAATATCGGCAGGAGTACCAGGAAGATGCTTGAATTCATCAGCCGCGCGCTTTTCGAGACGTGCCATTTCGGCAGCTTCCTCAGCCTTAGCAATTCGCTCTTCAGCAGCCGCCAGACGCTTAAAGACAGCAAACTGAGCATCACCAACAGCAGACTTGGAAATCGTCTCGCCGCCAACGGTCAGGGTCTCGTCAGACTTCTTGACGCCATCCATCTGCTTCTTCTTTTCTTCGGCAGAGGCGTCCATAAACTTTTTCTTTTCTTCTGGCGTCATCTTGGCGACAAAAGTCTTTTCATCGTCAGACAGAGTAGCAAACTTTGTTAGTTCTTCGTTCTTTGCTACAACCGACTCATACTTTTCAGTAAGCTCGGCAAGCTTCTTTTCAAGAGTTTCAGTCATTTGTTTTCCTATATCAGCGTCCGCACCAGGGTTCGGCACTTCGGCAAGTTCTTCAAAAATTTCAGTTAAATCCTCATCACTCGTAATTTCTGGAACTTCTTCCTTGACATAACCAAGAAAGTCGCTTACAGCTAAAGTGATTTTGGCGGTTCGGTCATCGTCAGTTAAATTAGGGTCACTAAGATATCCGGCGATGGAATCTCCAAGAGCATCAACGAAGCAATAAATTTTTTCTCGCGCTTCGTAAAAAGCTTCTTGTTGAAGGTGTTGTCCTAAAACGGCTTTGTATTGATCCAGAATAGTCGAATAATCGGAATTTCCATAATCAATGGAATCAACAAAATACTTATAAATTGTTTCCTCAAGAGCGAGGTCGTCTGATTTCATAATTGAAATCTTGGCGTGCTGATTAGCCCCGCGATCTACTAGGCTTAGCTCGTCGAGCTTGATATCTTTAAGAATTTTCGGCATCGTACCGCTTTCCAGTCCCACCAATACTAAAGGAGGTCAATTTTCCATCTTGAACAGCTTGCCAAACGTCGTCATTCGCGATATAAACACCGACAAGCCAACCTTCAGTATCGGTTGTTAATCCAAGGGATTTAGCAATTTCGTATGTTAGCGGAAACGAATGAACGACTTGACCAATTTGACCGCCTCTGTGCATAAGCTTAGAGACGCGAGCCGTCTTCATATATTCCGTTGTAAATTTGACCATTTCTTCCGGCTCAATAATATCGCCTTGAAGATCTTGAACCGGAGCGCCAGATTTGGTAATCTGGTTTGCCCAACCATAAACCATGCGTTGGGCGTCATCTTTACGTATAATTTCAAATTCGCTACTATTATACAGACTTTTTTCAGTCTTGTCAAGTGCTTTCTTCACCCATTTATCATTTTCTTTTTTATAACCATTTTTAACTGCCGACCAAGCAATGCGAAATGCGCTTTCTTCAGACTTTCCATCCTTAAAAGACTGATTAAACGCCCGCCTAAAAACTGATTGCGCTTCAGACGGCAAAGCATCCTTGACGCTTGACGGTAGTTCAGAGTTTTTGGCGTATGGCATTATGAAGACGCCAAAATACCAGCCGTACGAAGAGCGGCAAGAAGTGCATTATATTCGGTCACGGTCGGATAGCTTGCCTGAACAGAATCAGCAATTACTGCAACCTGTTTTACACCACCCCGAACTGTGGTCGTAGCGGCTGGAAGCGTGTATGGAACGTCTGACCCTTTGACAAGAATCCCACGTTTAAAGACTAATTTGCCCATAGTTTTGATCCTTGTATTTTAGTCGATAAATAAGATAGCAGCGACAATTTGCTGTTTCTGAAATTGGCGCGCCTTGGTCATGAGGCTGGAAAAGTTTTGCGCCTGACGGAGAATTAAAATATCCATCGATAGGACGTTTTTGACCATCCAATCCCCCGTGAGGATCATGCGTCCAGCGAACTCTATCATCTCGCCGCGAGCGCCATTCTTTTTCGGCTTCATATTCTTGGTCACTTGCAAGCATCTGGTTGACAACTGCCAATCGTCCTGCGTTGTCAATCAATGATATGGCTTCTCTGGCGTCCATATCAGCGCGTGCGTCAAGCATCTGGTCTTGTCGCGCATCAACCATTGTCTTGATTTCTTTGTCAGACAACGGTTTTATTTCTTCGCCGTCATCTCGCGCTTGACGGTCTTTTGCTTGATTGTCTTTTAGCTTTGCTTCAAACTCTTTAAGATGCCGATATTGTGTATCAGTAAGACCAATAAACTTCTGCCATTCTTTGACAACTTCAATTGGCGACTGGCCATTAAGGTAAGAGTTGTTCCAAATGTAAAGAAGCAAATTCTTCTGATTGTTGTTCAGAATCAAAAGCAACGCGGCAATAATTTTTGCGATATTATTGTTTGTCTCTTCTTCAGTCGGATTAAACGGAAATTTTTCGTCCTGAAGTTTCGCGGATTTCAAATAAACATCGTGAAACCACGGAATCCAAGTCTTGTTTTGATCTTCGATATATTGAAGCGCCAAATCAATTCGACCAGCTTCTAGAAAATCAAGGACAATTCGTCTCGACTTTTCGGACCTGAGTTTTTTGACTTGCGCCAAAAACTCTTCGCGAAAAGCGAATTCTTGACTAGCAATATAAGACTGGATTTCAGAGATTGTTGACAATGTTAATTACGTACAAAAGATCTTGGGGTGTGGGTGGGTCAGGCTGCCAGTTTCGTTAACTTGGCCTTCCGTGCCCGGAACGCGATCAACATGGGGACCCCTGCCAAGCCGACCGCCCGTAATCGTAGTCGCATCATGGTTGGAGTGACCGTGAGAGCGCGGGGCAGAGTGCGCAGCACGCCAGAATATCCATCACTGGGCAACAGGTAATCGGCTGTCGCCGCCCCGTTATCATATTCTCCATCACGCGGGTTGTTATCGGTGACGATGATAACGCCTAGCGATCGCACACCAGAAACACCAGCATCGACTTCAACCTCGATCATCGCGTCCAGAGTGTCGCCTACGCCGAACAGGCTGGCACGAGCGTCGACCGATTGCTCTAGTCGGGCAAAAAGTTCCCCGGTTCCTGACGGGGTGCCGCTGATCGCAACCTGCTGCCAGTCACCGGTGGATGTCGTCACCTTTGATGGTGTCACCGTCGTCGTCCCGCCGGCATTGTTGGTCACCGACCATGATGTCGCGACCGAGGCCCCACCTGAAAGCAGAGCATTGGATAGGACATTCTGACCGGCCAGCAGAGCGCCCGACGACCACTCGCCGTTGTCCGGCGGGAGGATCGCGGCTGCTGAAAACAGCGCTTGCACGGTGCCCAATACCTGCTCCGCCAACACGCGGCATCCTGTGACGGACAGGTGCACCTGATCGCTGACGCGGTTCGTTGACGCGGCGAGCGCGGGCCACGGGTTGACCGCGTAAACTCCGGCCGTCGGACGATGACGGGATAGACAATAGTCGCGGATGCCTTGGTGATGGGTGAGATTGTCACCAGAAAGACCGCCGCGAGGGGTCTCAGCGATCAGAATCACGATGATGCCGGCGGCACGATATGCGTCGATCAAGGCCCCGATGTTTGCGACTGATTGTCCCAGGGTCAGCACGCCGATGTCGTTGGTCCCCGCGAGCAAAAATACCGTTTTGGCGCTTGCGGACTGCATCGCGGCGATGGTCGCCGCAACACGGGCCAAAATCTGGTCAGTGCGCTGACCAGATATGCCGAAATTGAGGGCGGTAGTCGTTGATATCCGTTGACCGCTCAGCAGGCGCAGCCAATGCGGGTAGGATCGCGCGAAAAGACTGCCGCTCGATAGCCCCTGGATCGTTCGGCTGTCTCCGTCGAATGCTACGACGTTGTTCGACGGCCAGAGCCCCACACCCTTGCCTAGGGCGTACGCTTCCGGAAAGCCAAAGCGGCCATTAAAATAAATACTCATATATTAAACCCCAATATATGAAATTACATCGTTTGCAGTGCCAATAGCATAAATAATAGACAAAGAAGTAGTCGGAATAAAAACTTCACTGCCAGCTTCTAGGCAATACCCATTGCCGGTTCCGCCAGCGGTCGTTGTAACAGTTGATCCACCAAGAAAAACATTCCCGGTTTGTTGATTTCGCTTTAATAATCACGCCATTTGTCAATGTGCCAGAGCCAATGGCAACGGCCGAGGCAGTTAGTTTATATTGTCCAGCAAGAAAGGTCTTTGGAGTTTTTGTTCGTGTCGTGCTCATTTAGAAATGCACCCCATAATCTGCAATTGTGATAGTCCCTGAAGTTCCATTACTGAAACCAAAACCAACGGAACCAGAAGAAAGATATTTCGAAATCAGTGCGTAAACAGCAGGCGTCCAGCGGGTTATATAACGACCCAATGAAAAAGCCGTGAAATCGCGGAAATAGTTAATTTCGACACTTCCGGCCTTCATTGTATCAATGTCTTGTTCTGGAACGCTATAGCCAAAAATTTCAGTGTTGCCATCAATAACAACAGTCTTGGCGAGCAAAATACAAATTGTCTTGAAATCATCAATCGCAAGTCGCAAAGTCTGTGTATTCGCCGTGTCAATATAGTTTTGTGAATCAATTAAGCGTGTCGCAGAAATCAGATATTTGCCTTTATCGTCATCTAATAACGCATCCCAAGTTGCAAAACCAGGATCAACAAGTAAATAAGTATCAGCATCCGAAACAGAAGCATACGATACGTAATTATTACCGCTGATTGTAATTGTCGTCATTCGACCGCTCCTGCCATTTCACGAGCCTTTTGATTTAGATCGACAAGCGACACACCAAGCGCTGAACGAATATCGTTAATGACAGGATCATCAGCCGATAAAACAGCGCCAGAAGCCGCCAGATCCTTTAGAATCTTCGCTGTTTCTTCTGCTGTGCGGTCGTTGATTTCTTCAACGTCAAACTTTGGCATGAACTTCTTATCAAAACCGTTCAAATTCCAAAGAGGCTCAAGAAGGTCTTTTGTCGTACGAGCCGCGATGTGAGCATTGATACTGTTGGCGGTCAAGAAAGTGCGCTTGGATTTGTCTTCAGAAAGTGCTTGGCTTCCACCGCCCGAAAGAAGTAGATTCTCTACAGAGAGGACACGAGCTATTTCAGCCTGTAGACGATTGATGGCGCGGTCAATATCCGCAAAGCCTTGGCCATTGCCTTGAAGAATTTCCAAATCCCATTGCGGGGACGCTGAAACATTCAGACCAGTATCGGACTTGGATATGTACTGTGAAGAATCAAGAATAATTGCCGTGTCCGGTAGCTTCTTGGAACTCTTCATTAGAGTTTCCATTGCAGCAACAGCCTTTTCAGCATCAGCTTGCAACAGTTCACCATTCTTTACAGCCTTTTGCAACTCGGCATAAGGCGCGCGTCCAACAGGAATGCCACGAAGATCGCGGGCATAAGACGCATATTCAATATCAAGATAATTTTTTAAGCGTTCACAGGTCTCAAACACATGACGAAGAACACCAAGACCAACAGGCGAATCAGTCAGAACATCGTCAACAATGTAAAGACATTTTGAGCGCGGAATATAGAATGTTTGTCCACCGACAGGAAGACGTTGACCAAAGCCGTGAACGGTTCCTAAATCGTCAAGGTCAAACTGTTGAATTGTTCGTTGCGGGCGTGCTTCAATGGACCGGAAAAGAATAGCGCCATCATCTTGTTTTTCGGCTGTCCATTCTTGGAGACTGAAACCATAATAATAATATAAAATAGATTGTTCTACAACTTGCATCCAAGACTGATCAACAGCTTCCATCATTCGACGGACAAAATCAGCGTAAGATTCGTCTTTATCTTCTTCAGCGGGTTTAACAGACCATTCAGCACTTGAGCATAAAGAAGTTAAATATCTAACACCAGCGCCGATAATTGCTGTATTGCTAATTAACTCTTCATATCTCAAATTACGTTGAAGATATGCTAATTTAGGATTATTTTCTCTATCGTACAGGTATCCTGAATAAACAAACGTTCCAAGTCTACCGAACTCACTAAAGGGTTTAACCTTAGGGCGAGGCGCATCAGGATCAGAAGTATGGAAGAAATCGAAATTCGTATTTTCAGGGTTCATCTGGAATCCTTCGTTCGTTAGCTATGAAGGAAAGGAGAGAAACTTCATAACCGATGCGGCGAATAAACGCGCATCATTGTAAAGCGACGAAGCCGCGCTATCGGGATACAATGAACAATATTATAAACTAAATAGTCTAGATTGTCAAGTGTTATTTCGTCATGCTGCCCGGAGCTTTATATGCGAGTTCATTCTTTGTTGATTTGAGCGTGGCGGCATGATCTAGGCGACGACGGGCTAGACGCTTTTGACGCTTGCGAAGAATTTTAGACATTAACGAATAGTTCCGTGATTTTCGTGAAAATCTAAATCTTTCTCGGCCGCCTTCCTAATAGCAACCGCTTCTTCAAAAGAGGAGAAGAGGCCAAGATTATAACAAACTTTTTCTTTCCAAATTTGCACAGCCCACTTTTTAGCCTGTGAATGCCAGAAAATACCCGTTGCCCCGGATGTATTATTTGAAGCTCTTTTCATGTTTCTTCGGTTTTCCGCATCAGAAACATTCCTTAAATTCTCCTTTCTGTTGTCCGTGCGAATACCATTTATATGGTCAACTTGTTCTGGCCATTCCCCATAAACCATTCTATAAATGATTCGATGGGCAAAGTAGCTTTTCTTTTCAAACCTAAATTTTATATATCTATTTGTCTTGTCTACACATCCGACAGGCTTGTCAGCATACCGTTTATTCCAATTTCTCCATGTTCTTTGCCTTAAGGTCAAAGTTTTTCCATTAAACGTACTGAGATCGCGTTCTCGCCAAAATAGATCGCCTGTAATTGGATCAATCTTGAAAAGCGAAGACAACAGTTCATCATCTGCAAAATTTAAGTTCACTATTGATATACCTTCGGCCCAAAGTAGCTAACGTTTGTAGTAAATTGTCCTAACTTCAACAACTCAGAATATGCGCGGCTTGTAGCGTCAACTTGATCTTTCCACTTTCCATTTGGAAAAACGGACAACTCGTCGATAAAAGCCTGATTCCAATCTCCATCAAGATAATAGACATTACCAGCTTCTGCTTGAGCTGACAAGGGGAGCGCTCTGGTTACCTTATCGCCAGTTTCAGGCGAAAAGCGAATATCGTAACCTTCAAGATTCGTTGCAAATTGGCGTTTTTGTGCTACGCCTGCTTGTCCCGGGTCTTGGGGGATCGAAATACGCGTTGAGACGCCATCAATTGCTGCCGTCTCATTTATCGTCCTGTAAACGCCTTCTGGAGTCCACCGCCCGCGAACTACATGTCCGACAACGATTTTACCATCTGGCGTTCGTCCTAATTTTACTCCTGCCGTGTATGCAGAAGTTGCGTTTGTAGTACCCGCCAAGTCCCAACCTCGCACCCAATTAATATTGTTTGGGATTGCATCAAGACGCTTTAACCATTCACGATTGAATAATCCACCACCTCTAGGAACGGGAGACTGTTGCAATTGTCCAGCGGCAGCATACGAGCCCAAAACCTCTTCCAAGGCCGATACGGCCTCTTCTGAAAAGCGTTCGGGAAACAAAAGTTCGCCGTCGATTGTGCGCCAATCTTGTGGATCGGCTCTATCAGCTTCAAACCGCATTGGGAAAATAAGCGTCTTGTACCCATATTTTTGTGGATGCGCTAAAATCAGCCCAGATGGATCACGTTCATGCAACCGCTGCATGATAATAATAATCGCAGATTGATCATTATTAACGCGCGTCGGCAACGTTTCCTTAAAAATACGTTCTGACTCGTTTAGAGCGGCTTCAGAGTTGGCGTTCTCTGCCGAAATCGGGTCGTCGATAAGAAGGAAATCAGCGCGCCGTCCAGTAAGAGAGCCGAACGGAACAGCTTGCCGAAACCCAAGTTTCTCATTTTCAAATGAAGTCTTCTGGTTCTGGTCCGATGCCATTTTCAATGGCCACCGAGCTTGATACCATTCGCTCTCGATCAGAATACGCATCTTGCGCGCATCACGAATTGCAAGACCCTGTTCATGCGCTGCGCCAGTAAACGATTTAGTAGGGTCAATTGTCCACACCCAAGCCGGAAACATGACTGAGACAAGAAGGGATTTCATCGATCCTGGTGGAACATTATAAAGCCGTCTCGGTTGAAACCCCGGATTATGAAACACGTCTTCAAGATCAGAACAGATAATATCTAGAACTTTTCCCCAAACAAGTTTAGTAGTGGGCTCAAGAATATGCCAAGATTTCTTTACAAATTCACTTAACCTAACGCATTGACGCCGATCAATTTCGACGGACAACTGCTCTTTCGTCGGGAGTTGCTGCGTTAAGTTCAACTTCTATTACCCCTGTTTCCTTATCAAGTAGTTTTTGCAATTGAAGAAGTTCTTCTTCAGAATACTTTGAAAGATCAACCTTTTCTTCAACAATATGGCGAGTTTCTGAATAATTAGAATTTTTCCAATCGCCAGAAGCTCGGTTACAGTTCGTCAATGCAAAAATAGCAGCGCCGGCAGAGCCTTTGCCCTTGCCGGTTCCTTTAATAATGTCATATAACCAACGCTCCAAAGTTCCCTGTCTCAAGTCTCTAGCCCGCTCAAGAGCAGTCGCAACTGAAGGATACATGCGCGGCCAATTTGTCATGACTGACATTTTTGTAAGCCCAAGTTCGGCAACAGCAGCGGTCATTGTGATACCTTCATCTTGCATAAGACGAGTGATATCGGCCACGTGTTGAAGGGCTTGGGCTTCGGATGTTTTGTTGGATGGATTAGGCACTTAATTTTGCTTCAATCGCAGAAATTCTAGCCTCTAGCCTATCGGCACGTCTACGCTGATATGCGGCCTCCATGCAAAGCGCCTCTTCATAGCGGATACCGTACCGGTCACCGGCAAGAATGGCAGGCTTAATTTCGACGGTTTCCGTTTTGTAGACGGCAGGCGTTACGATTTCTTCACCATTGAGAACGGCAGGCGTCACGAGCACCTTGCGTTCTTCGGTTTCGGCAGGGCTCGCATCCCACTTGTCATAGCAGAGCA